GTTTACAACATTAGCGCTGCTGGTCGTATTTATGAAACAGCAGGCAGAAAAAACCCACAAGGCAGAGCACCTATTATGAGCACAACTTTAAAAGAGTTAGGCAACATACAAGGATACGAAGGCAAGAGATCAGGCAAGAAACGATCTACCCGTGATTACAGCTCTAATAATCCTTTTGCTGGCTATCAGTTTGTTAGCGCATTAGAGCCTGTTACTTCTCAACCTAAGATAAAGGGAGTCAGATCTGGTGGCACAAAGACCAAGGGTCGACTCATATACAAGGCCTTTGCAAACCGCAGTCCTAAGATATACCAAGCAATCTTAAACGCTATAAATGCAACCGCTGTTGATTTTAACAAAGCAACAGAGATAAAGAAGGCAGCGTAATGGCCAACGTAGTAGTCTCGGCACTGGCCACCTGGAATGGCAAAGCCCTTAAAAAAGCCAAGCAAGATGTAAATGTCTTTAGCAAAGAAGTAAAAAGTTTAGGTAGGGCATTTGGCGTAACCTTTAGCGCAGCAGCTATTGTTGGTTTTAGTAAAAAAGCAATCAAAGCATTTACTGACGATCAGGCGGCAGCAAAACGTTTACAATTACAGCTTGAAAATACTGGCAACGCTTTTAGGGTAGATGAAGTTGAAGGTTATATAAAGAGTTTAGAAAAAACTAACGCCATACTTGTCGATCTAAGAGGGCCATTTCAAACATTATTAAACCTTACTGGCTCAGTTGATCTAGCTCAGCGATCACTAGAATCTGCTTTAAACATATCGGCTGGCACAGGGGAAAATTTAAATACTGTTATATCTGCTATTGCTAGCGGCATTAGAGGTCAAACCAAAGCAATTAAAAACCTTAATACAGGTATAGATGCCAACATAATTGCTAGTGGCGATATGAACAAAATTATGGAAGCTTTAGACAAACGCTTTAGCGGCCAAGCAGCCGCCAGGTTAGATACCTATGCTGGCAAAATGGATGTATTAAAAAAAGGTGCAGACGAAGCAACTAAGGCAATCGGTACAGGTTTAGTAGATGCGCTGTCTATGCTAGGTAAAGATGACAGCATACAAAACGCAGCAGAGCAGATGGAAAATTTTGGCACAGCTATTGGCAACGTTATTGCTGGTTTAGCTGAGTTGATTAGAAGATCAGATAAATTAATAGCAGTTAATAATGAAGGTAAGTTAGGTGACATATTAGCACGCTTGCAACCAGGTGGAGATGCTGCTCGACGAGCATTAGGCTTATTGAGTAATTTTGGTGCTAACGCTAGGGCCTCTGCATCACCATCTCTTAACAATGCTAACGCTAGAGAAAACAGATTACAATTAGCACAAATTAAAACAGGCACAACCTATCGCAGGTTAGAAAACGAACAATTAAAGAAAAAAACTGAGGTAGATAAACTATCGGAGAAGTTTGACTTAGAGCGAATAGGCTTAATGAAGGCGCTGGGCGAGGCTACCGATGCTGAGACTAAGTTACGTATCCAGGCAAAGATAGCAATACTAGACAATAATGAGGCTTTGGCTAAGAAATACAATGCTGAATTAGAAGCTAGTGCTGCTGCCAAAACTTTGGCCGATAGTGCTAACAATGCTGCTAATGCCCTTAATACTTTGCCTAGTAAGTACGATGCAATCTTTACAAGCCTAGTAAATACCTTTAAGACAATGGGATTAGATCAAGGATCAGCCGCTGGCCTTGCTGGGGCATCAGCAAGATTACAAGCACAGGCCGATGCGTTCTTAGCACAAATGAGCCAATACGCAGTGCCAGGTGGAATGCCATCTAGTGCATCAACAGCTGCTGCAGCAGCAGCACCTACAGTAGTGCCACAGGTAACTGTAAACACAGGCGCAGTACTAAGCACTAATCAAGACTTGACTACCTATATTCAAGATGCTCTAGGTAACATTACTAAACTAGGTAATGGAGCATTAGTACCTGCTGGATCGATAGCGTTCCAATGACAGTTCCAGTAATCAACGCCACAATAAACTTTTCTACTGGGCCAAGCACTGCTCAGGCTATGCAGTTAGATATTGGCGTATTAGGCACAAACGTATTGGCAGATGCAGTAGCAGTTATTGTTGATGTGTCAGATCGTATTAACTTTATTCAGACAGCTGTAGGCCGTAATGCTTTATACGACCAATTCCAGACAGGCCAATTAACGCTACGCATAGTAGATCAGAATGGCGATTTTAACCCTACTAATCCGCTTGGGCCTTATTATGGCTTACTAACACCTATGAAAAAGGTCAGCATCGCTGCCACCTATAACAGCGTAACCTATCCTTTATTCTCAGGCTTTATTACAAGCTATGTAAACACCCAACCTAAAGATGCTACAGAGGTTGCCTATACAACCATACAAGCTGTAGATGCTATGCGCCTGGCTTACAATGCCCAGATTTCAACAGTCACAGGTGCTACTGCTGGTGACCTATCAGGCACACGTATTAATGAGATATTAGATGAGATCGACTGGCCAGCATCACAGCGCCAAATAGATGCAGGTCAAACTACATTACAGAATGATCCAGGCACCCCACGCACTGCTTTAGGTGCTATGCAGACTGTCGCCCAGTCAGAGTATGGCGCAATCTATGTAGGCTTTGATGGATCCTTTGTATTTAAGGACAGACTTACAGCTACAGAGACCATAGGTAATACACCCACAGTCTTTGCAGATGATGGCACAGGTATCCCATACGCTAATGCAGCCTGGAAACTAGATGACACCCTTATATTCAACTCTGCCCAGATAACTAGGACTGGCGGCACTGTGCAATCTGCCAGCAATCAGGCCAGCATAGACAAGTATTTTATTCATTCATATAACCAACAAGACCTATTAATGCAGACCGATGCCGTAGCCCTAGATTATGCCAGGGCTTATGTGGCTAGTAGGGCTGAGACAACCATCCGATGCGATGCTATCGAGCTAGACCTATACACCCCTAACTACACCACAGGCATAGTGGCAGCCCTAAACCTAGATTTTTTTGATCCGATCACAGTAATTACTACCCAGCCTGGTGGATCTAAGCTGGAGAAAACACTGCAAATCTTTGGCGTATCTAACATCATTACACCTAATAGCTTTAAAGTGGTGTTTACAACGCTAGAACCTGTCATAGATGGGTTTATAATAGGCAGCATAGATTATGGTGTCTTAGACCAAAACGTCTTATCTTACTAAGGAGAAAAAATGCCAACCTGGCCAGGCACAACAGGTGACGTAGTCACCAGCACAATGTGGAATGGGCTACCAGCCTTTGAAGTACAAACTGCTAAGACAGCAGATTACACAGTAGGTAGCGGTGATGAGTACCAGCAATTAATCCCAATGAATAAATCATCTGCTGCTAACTTTAACATTCCAACCGATGCTACTTACAACTTTCCAATAGGTACAGTTATTACAGTATTAAATCAAGCAACAAACGCAGTAACTATTAAAGCGGTTACATCTGGCACAACAACTGTACTTAGTGCTGGCGTAGTTGCAGCGCAGCCAACTCTTGGTCAATACAAATCAGCGGCTTGTATTAAAACAGCTGCTAATGCTTGGTATATCGTTGGGGCTATTGCATAAATGTTAAACATAATTGCTGCTAATAATGCGCCGACAACACCAAATGTAATAACTATTGATTATTTAGTAATTGCTGGCGGCGGTGCTGGTGGATCAGGCGGTAGCAGTGCTGGCGCTGGTGCAGGCGGTGCTGGTGGATTGCGTTCAACTGTTACAGCAACTGGCGGTGGTGGTTCATTAGAATCTGCATTATTAGTTACACCTGGCACAAATTACACAGTGACTGTTGGTGGTGGTGGCACGGGTGGAAATAATGGTGATGGAACCGCTGGTGTTAATTCTGTTTTTGCAACTATTACTTCAACTGGTGGCGGTTTAGGCCCACAGTTTAAAACTGCACCAGCAAGCGGTGGAGCAGGTGGATCTGGCGGTGGTGGCCCATCAACTACCTCTGGCCCAACAACAGGTGGTGCTGGTACTGCTAATCAAGGTTATGCAGGTGGTAATGGTGTTGTTACAGGTAGTTATTGTGGCGGTGGTGGCGGTGGAGCAGGTGCAGTTGGTAGTGCTGGAACTGGCACAAATGCTTCAAATGGCGCAGGTGGCGCAGGTGGCGCTGGTGTAGCGGTTTCAATTACAGGTTCATCAGTTAATTACGCAGGTGGCGGTGGCGGTGGCGGTGCTGATTCAAACCCTGGTGGAACTGCAAGCTTTGGTGGCGGTGCAGGTGGAAGCAATACTGCTGGAACAAATGGTACTGCTAATACAGGTGGTGGCGGTGGCGGTGCTGCTGGGCCTACTAACTCATTAGGTGGTAATGGTGGTTCAGGAGTTGTTATTTTAAGATACTCAGATACTAGAACTATTACTATTGGCGCTGGTTTGACTGGTACAGAAAGTGCTGCTAGTGGTGGATATAAGCGAGCCACAATAACTGCTGGTACTGGGAATGTGAGTTGGGCATAATGGCACATTACGCATTTTTAGATGAAAACAATGTAGTTACAGAAGTTATTACAGGTATCAATGAAACAGAATTGATCGAAGGTTTAGACACTGAAACTTGGTATGGCAATTTTAGAAGACAAGTTTGCAAACGGACTTCATATAATGGCAACATACGCAAGAACTATGCAGGCATCGGTTATACGTATGATGAGGTTCGAGATGCGTTTATAGCTCCTGAACCTGCTGATGCTATTGGCTTTGATGAGGATACTTGTTGCTGGATAAGACCAGTGCGAGAGTACCCAAAAAATGAAGCCTAAATTATGTGCAGCTGGTGTGCAGTTAAGAGATCAAGTTGATACGTGGTTTCCAGATCGGAGTACTAAGAGTCCAGAGGGATGGTTGGGCGATAGTCGCCATTCCGCCAGAAAATCGGATCATAATCCAGACGCAGATGGGTGGGTCAGAGCAGTTGATATTAATTCTAGGTTGGAGTCATCCGATAGCCTCGCACCTTATTTGGCTGACCAAATCAGAATCGCAGGGAAATCAGATAAACGTTTATCATACGTCATCTACAACGGGAGAATATGCTCAAAGATATTAAACTGGAAATGGCGTAAGTACAAAGGCATCAATCCACACAAGCGACACATACACATTAGCTTTACAAAGTTAGGCGATAAAGATAGTAAGCCGTTCGATATACCACTAATAGGGGGCAAGATATGAAGATAAGCAAAAAACAGAAGGCGATACTAAAGTCATACGCACGTGGCGTATTGGTATCATTCTTAACATTCTTGGCAAGTAATGAATTAGGTTTAGACCCAGCGCTGTCTGTAGTAATTGCAGCACTCGCAGGGCCAGCAGCTAGGGCTTTAGATAAATCCGATATTGCCTATGGCATCGGTGCTAATGAAAAATGAGTCCTACCGAATGGGCTGGCTTTGGCGCTGGCGTTATGGCCGTGCTATCAGGCGGTCTAATAGGATTACGTTTCTTAGTTAAAGGCTGGCTTAATGAGTTGCGCCCTAATGGTGGCTCTAGTATGAAGGATCAAT